CTTTCTTGGGCTTTTTAGCCTTGTTAGGTTTGATAGCGGCCTCCAGTTCCTCTTCGTCGATGTCAATATGACGTGCAACCTTAGAGGTGACAATCTTTTGGACGGCTCTTGCCCATGCAGAACCATTGCAGGATGATTCGTTTTCGAGGATGCTAACCATGGTGCAGAGGATGAAGATGGCAGCCACATACTGACCGAGGTGTAAGCCTCCGAGGTGGCCGAGCAAATGCTTATCCACACCTTCAGCAAGCAGAATGCAGAACCAGACAATCGCCAGGTCACTAACCATCTTGAACATGTGAGCCGATTTCAGTTTACCGTCGGCTTTACTTTTCGGGAATGTTGCTTTGATGCGTCGGTTTAGTCGCCAGGCTGTCAGACAGTCTATTAACACAGCAAACACACACAACAGGGCATAGGGGAGCGTTGGTTCCAACCATGCCCATACAATTCCCAAAGCGACTGCAACGAGACGTGGGATAGAGCAGAAAAAGCTCTGAAAGAATGAGATAATCTGGTTCATATCGTTATTATTTTGTTTGATTATTGTTTTATATTGCGAGGGCAGCCAGGGGCGAGCCATTGAGGTCGAGACGGACAGAGAACTGTACTTCGTAGAAAGATCCGTTAGTACGGTCGATACCCTCTACGGTCTCTTCCGGCACGATATGGCAACCGAGCCAGTTGTTTCCTATCTTAATCCAAGCGAACTTAGCCATCAGGAACTCATGGATAAACCACGAATGCCATGCTTCATCGAGGGGACCAGAAGACATTTTCCATGTCTCATAGTCGTTTTTCTTTGTCACCAATCCACGCGAGAACGAGCCAAAGGTTTCCTGTATGGCACGGATGTATGACTCTTGCGTTACATTCGTCTCAGTGGTCTTGAATGAGCGCACACTGATTGATTCGAGACAGCCCAAGCCATTGACAAAGCGGAACTGGTAGCGATCAGTCTGTCCGGCGGCCACAGCATACACCTGACGGCCATTGATGGTTTGCAAACCAAGCGTTGTAATATTGACCACCGATGACGTAGGCCCCGTAGTGATACTACCCTCACTGATAGCCGTTGCAAACGACTGAGGGCATACCATAGTCTCGCCTACGGCCACCACTTCGGGGGTAGTATTGGGCTTACGGGTAAAGTGCTGTGCCAGTTTACTGCCACCACTGAGGATGCGCTCCAGGTCAGAGTAGGCACCAAAAATGGCTTTGTGGCCGTTGCTGGTCACGACACCCACGTTATCATGCACTTCACCATTCTGCATATACTCATCACAGGCCGATAGGTCATAGACGATATAGGGATAGGCAGCAGGAGGCGTAGCAGTGTACTCATAGCTATCAGCCACGGCACGGAGAGCCGACGAAACATCGAAGTACAGGTTTTCGCCACTCTCAGCAGGTGAGGATAGCGTCAGGTCGGTATAGTTGCCACCATAGATGCCGGCATGTACGGTGAGCTTTACACGATGGAAAGCACACTCGCCACTGATGACGGCAGCCTGCACCTTGAACGTGATTGGAGAGCCAACCAACGGTGATGCGCCTTGTATGAGTAATCCTTGTGCCATGGTTATTCGGGTTTGTCCTGAGTTGTTACACCTGATTTAGAACGGTCGAGCGTAGTCATCACCTCGCGGTCGATCTCCCAACAGAGGTTTTCGTCCCATCCATTGAAATGCGACACCACATCGAGCGTCTTCAGCATGACGTTCTGAATAGGCGACTTCAGGATGAGACGCAACAGATAACGCTCACGGATGTCCGTACCGCCACTGCTACCCACCAAAGCCATTGGTGACGAACCAAGCAGACGGGCATCCAGTCCAAGAGCCATGAAGACGATGGATGAGATCTCAGCCGTCTCTTTCTCGTTGGCATCAGCCACAGACTTGCTGGCACTCTCAATCTCCACAATCTCAAAGCTCTTGTGTTCCTCGCCATCCGTACCCATGAAGGTAAAGGCTAAGAGCGACTGACCGGCATTGTCACGGTTAGATAGCCACTGATTGATTTGCGTATAGAGTTTATCGCGTATCTCTGCCTGCTTCTTTCTATCAGACTGTGCTTTCTTCTGAATGAAGAGTTGCTGCATATAATCGTTATGCAGGTAAATGATACGGCCAATGATATTGCTATTCTTCTTACGGTTGTAGCGGTCACTGATAATCGTAGAAAGATACTCGTAGATATCACCACCAAAGATTGAATGCCAGGCAGGAGTCGGATAATACGGACGGCCAGCAGTAGGATTGAACGTAGGCAGCACGAAGCGCGTAGGACGTTTGTTTACCGATACGTTCTTTTCCTTGGCCTCCCAAACCACCTCTTGCAGCGAAGTCAACGGTGAAGCGGGATTGAGGGCATGAATGGCATTGATAGGCGCGTTCTGGTCGCCTCCCTGGTCGAGCCAGGGCTTATCCAGCCAACGATTCGAGCAGTACACATAATTGATACGCCCGTATTGATCCATTCGCTCCAATCTGGTTGTATGGCAACTACGGTAGGACAATCCTGTAATGGCTGGAGTCCAATCTTTCGTCTCTACATCCTTATTATTTTTATCGAGTTGTCGCTGGTTCAACTGCAATTCAGGGAATGAAATATTAAACATCACCTGATCGAGCGACACAGCGAGCCATGTCTGAGCAAGGTTGTTACGCTCCAGGAAGTCTTTTACCTTTGGCCATGTATCATTCCAATTCTTCAGAGCCTTTTCCAGTTCCTCAATCTGTTCATTGATTGATTCGCAAAGGCTATCAAACACCTGGTTAGCAGAAGCCGATGGAGCTGCTGGTGCTGTTGGTGCTTCTGAGCCTTCACCAGCGGAGAAACCGCTGGGCACACTGGTATCATTGCCATTATGCTCTGAGTGGAGTTTCAGCAGTTCACGCTGAAGGTCGATAATACGGCCACGGAGCCATTTGCCAGCATCCTTATAACGTATCTTCGTGGTGGTGATATTTCCACCAACATACTGAGCCACGTCAAATTTCGGCTGGGGACCGAGGCCCGTCACGAGCATCTGATTGAACTCAACACCAGCAGCTGTGTATGGCAGCATATTCGTGAGCAAGGCCACGAGGTTAGGCAGTGTGTTGCCCAATCCCCACTCAATATAGCCCAAGTCCTTTGTGCCTTTGTCGGAAACGCCCGTTTTCACCTCATTACCACTACTGAAGTAGAGGGTAGGGATGGACTTTCGCTGTGCGCGTCCATTCTCAGAGGCACCAGAGCGCAGTTGTGCGCCGATGAAGTCACTCCACGACTCACGCGGACCATCCATGTTAAGATAGTTGTTTTCGCTGGGCAAAAGGATGGAATAACCCATCTTGCGCAGCTGCTCTGCACGGTGTCGCAACTGTTCTGGTCCTTTGACCGTCTGGATGAAAGCGTCTTTTTTCTTTGCCATAATAATAAGCGTTTATTTTTGGCAAAGATAGCGATAGAACGGAAAAAGGTAGGGACAAAAGAAAAACCCGCTGGCGAACCAGCGGGCACGAAGACTAATAGACGTAGAACTCTACTTCGAGACCGTTCAGGCCGTCTTTTGCTGAGACGTTGTAGGACAGTTTATTGATGAATCCTACCAGGCCATTGATACGGAAGCGGCGCGTCCAGTGGTTTGGCACGTCGGCCACCTGTGCGGCAGAGCACTCTATCTGGATGCGATACTTGCGACGTTTCAGGATGAAGTTGCAGTATTCCGACATGAAGGTGTCGAAGAGTCCACGCGATTTGATTTTCTTTTCGATGACTCCCGTCTGTGCATTGATGACATCAGGATCCACGAGCGGTCCATCAGCCCATTCAGGCTGCACCCACGAGCGTATTTTGAGCGAAAAGCGTTCACCACCACCGATGCCAGGCTGTACACCGTTGTAGTCGTACTCATTACCCCACATGTCGATAGAGTCAGACGTGAGGGCATAGAGGCCGGCGACAGTACGCCACTTCGAGTTACCAAAGCCATCGTAGTTGAAATCGTAGGTCTGAATGGTCGCATTGGTGCCACCACCACGCATGATAGCGATAGCAAGGCCCCAATCAATAGACTGTAACGGGCTGTTGCCATCGTCTGTGTCGCTGGGGTCGTAATTTTCTATCAACTCCATCTGCTCTTCAGCATAGCACTCCACGAAATCGGAACCGATGCTCTCCTTGATGATCTGTTTGATGAACTCGTGTTCCATGTCTTCGTCGATGTATGCAGCCAGAATAGGCTCCATGCGGTCGGTGTTCAATGATACCGTATTTCCGCTACCATCATTATGCGTACCACTGGCCTGTGCAATCTCAGTCTGATAGTTGACATCGTTAAACTCCATCGGTTGAAAATCGCTAACGATTTCCTCCACGAAGTCCTTATTCAATTCAGAGCAATCGCCCAGCTCTACGCCCTTGAACTGACCCACCTCAAAGAGAGCCGGTTTCCAGTCGGAAGAACTTGTTGCCTCGCCATTGACCTTGATACGGTATTTGTTTCCCGTTGCACGGTCAATATAGCACGTCTTATCGCGTTCGCCACCAGACTGCTTGGGCGCACGGAAAATCTCTTCGTAGTGTTTGTTAGTGACAGTCGATTTCTGAGGATAGTCGATATAGTCATAGGACGTATCATAATCCTTCTTACCCTGTTTCACGTTACTACGCTGCTCCTTTGCATCGCTCTCGCTGCTATACTTCATGCTGACACCCGTAATCTTCTCGGCAATCTTTTTCATGGAGATTACGCGGCCTGGAAAGTCGATAGGATCCTGCTGGTCACGGAACACGTCACGGGCAAAGTAGGCACGGACATGTTTCTTCTCATAATTATACTCGAACTTGATGCCAAACGAGGCCCAAAGTGAATCCAGTACCGTCTTCACGGCTTCGTCGGGGAAGTTGTCGCTGTTGGCATACATCAGCATGATATCAGCCTTCAGACTCTCACCCGTCTTTGTCGGTTCAACAGTGATAGACTGCACACCATCCACGCCTACGGTAGCATGACCGTTATATGTCTGACCATTTAACGGATTGTAATAATGGTATTCGCAATCGTCGAGCTGCTTACCCTTTACGTCAGAAATAACGAACTTACCACCACAGCCACGACTCTCCAGCCATTCGTTTACTTCATTGACAGTTTGGAAATAGCCGTCCACATTGGGGTACTTCTTTTCCTCATCGTACTTACAGTGAGTTGTAAAGAAGCACAGGCGGCGCATGTCTTCCA